TTGGATTAGAACTCCTGGTCAATACGAAGAGTGGGAGAACGAAAGGAAACAGTATGTACACTAAACATTTAGGTAGAATAGGCGAATATATGTGTATGATTGCCTTGCTTGAAAAAGGTTTTGTTAACTGTTCATTAGTAGATAGAGAAGGTTTTGATATTATTGTTGATGTAGGTGGTTTACTTAAAAAAGTTGAAGTTAAATCATGCAATATTAATAAAAGAGAAAGTAGATATTCTTTTAATATATTAAGAGGATCAAGAGGTTATGGCCCAGATAATAAAATTGATAGAAGTTATCGAGCCTATACTACAAGAGATACTGATTATTTTTGCTTTGTCGCAAGAGATTTAAACAAAGTTATTTTTAAAAGAAGTGGTGAAAAAGACCAATATGGAAACACTAAAAAATGTTATAAGTTTCATGTAGAGGATTTTCTATATCAAAAAGATTGTATTTTAGAAGAAGATAAAAATAAAATTATAAAGGAATTTAAGGATGACGATAAGAGTTCTAGACATCAAGCCAGACCCTAACGACAAAGTTTTTGGAGTCCTGGTAACTTTTAAAAAGGACGACGGCTCGACTTATAGAAAGTTGTTTGCTCCGTTCTTCGACGATGGCACCTCAGACTCCTTCGTAAAAGAGGAGGTCGAGTGGCACCCAAAATACGGCAAGGAGATTGTTGATTACGAAATATTAATAATTCATCCAACATTTGTGAAAAAGGGACAAATATGATTATAATGCAGAAAATGTCAGATGAAATCAAATTCCTGCCACTTGCAACAACCGAAGAAGAAGCTATGGCTTCTCTTGCTACTGCAATAAGGCTTTATTCTAAAGAACTTGAAATGGAGTTATGCCAAGGCATATTCAACAAAGACAAGGCAGAAAGTTTAATGAACCTTTATAAGGTTGTTCAGAACGAATACAATTTTTTAGCACTGAAAAAAGACACGCTACACTAGCGTAGAGGAGAAACATGTTAGACATAAAGATAACCATTAATGGTATTACACCATTGATATGCAATAAATTTACAGATAAAGCAGCCCTTGCTGCAACCACCGGAGTTAGCTCTAACGATAGAGGAGAGCCTTTAACACCACATGAACAAGCTGAAGAGAAGTTATACATGGATAAAAAGAAAGCATGTATTCCTCAGCCAAACATATTAGCAAGTATTATAGAAGGCGGACGGTTCCATAAAATTAAAAACAGATCGGTAACGACAATGCAAAAATCGATGATTCCATCTTGTTTTGATATTAAAGGTATTATGTTACCTATTAAAACAAAAGGATGGGAAGTTGATGAAAGGCCCGTAAGGATACCGGCAACAGGAGGTCGTATCTTGGCATATAGACCTAAATTTAACGATTGGCAGTTGGAATTTGACGCAACACTTGATACAGATATTATTTCCGTGAATTTAATGCGGGAGATTATAGACGACGCAGGGAAAAGAATTGGCTTGGGCGATTACAGACCAGATAGGAAAGGACCATTTGGAAAGTATAAGGTAAATAAATGGCAGGTAAAAAGAAAGCGTTCGTAGAGCCAAAGGTTATTGAGTTAAGAAAAAGAACATATGACGACATATATAATATTTGGGTTAAGTTAAGATTAGAAGATTGGCCTCATTGGTCCTGGTATTCAGGTCGATGGGTCTGCATAGGAACAGCGAAAACAAAATCGCTGGCAAGGAAAAAAGCGAAGGAATTTAAATGGGAACAATTAAAGATATAACTGTGCTAGACGGTGCCCTGCAAATTACGGCAATCCACTGCCCGCCATGGCCACGCATTGCGTTGCACAGCACAGCACGGCAAGGCGAGGTATAAGGTGGGTATTTATCAACAACCAACAGACAAGTTTGAGTGTCCTATGTGTAAAAAATTACAAACTAAATCATGTCCTATTTGTAATAAAGAAACTAATACATCATGGAAAATAGCTTTAAATATGGGAAAGAAAAATGAGCGAGACTGAAACACTTACAGTAAAAAATAAAATTGATGATGAAACAATTGTTGAGGTTAACGATCTTTATATAATGATTAGCAAGAACGATGGCACCAACATAAGACATTATTGGAAGAACGATAAGGATGTATTATTTGTTCTTAACAGGCTCATTGATATCTACCAGAGAAAAAGATAATGTTTGCAATAAAATTTATAATTAATGTGTTAATTTTTTATTTATTTTTTTCTTTTCTTGTGGGTTGTACCGCTCCTAATGATCCAGGCTGCGTTCCAATTCACATTGGCACAGGATATGACGAGGATGGAATGATGGAGGCTATATATGTTAATGAAATTGGTTGTCCTCCGGTCTCTGATAATATATACTAACCGCTTGCAACAAAGGAGTAACAATGACAAGGATACATTGGGATAATCAACGGATTGAGAAATTAAAAACATTATGGGAAGAAGGCAAAACAGCTAAAGAAATAGCTATAATTTTTGGCGATGTTTCTAGGAATGCTGTTATTGGCAAGGTTCATAGATTGGGTTTAACCTCCCACAGACCACCACATTTAACTACAGTTACCATGCCTACATATAACTTTATGAAAAAAACTCCAATATCTATTGACGGATAGTTGCGAACATACTACATATGGGGTGCTCCCACGATTATGTATCCCAATATAATTGTGGTTCCTTCGTTGCGAGGGCCGGACATCCTTTCCTTCTTTAACAACATAGCCGGCCCTCATTTTTTTTACATTATCTCTTGATTTATTATATGGGAATATCTATATAGATATATAACTTTATTAATTAACAACACGAAAGGAAATAAAAATGAGTAAAGATTTATATATGGAACAAGTGGAAAACGGAGAAAGAGTTGATGATCATCATGAATTTGAGCCTGATACTGATCCAAAACCAACAAAAGTAAATTCTGAATTTTTAATTGAAAAGATTAAAGAAGGCAGAGCTAAATCTGGCGTTTCACTAAAAGAGATATGGCAAAAAATTTATGAGGTAGGAAGCAATGGATGATTACGAAGAATATGGGATGACAGAAAGTGATCATCTAGCTGAATTAGCTGAAGAAGAAGAAAGAAGGCAAATTGCTATAGAGTCTAGAACTTGTATGCATTGTGGAGCTGGTTTACCTGAAGACAATGAAGGTCAATGCGGTCCATTTAAATGTTGGGGTTTAAAGCACGCTGCAAATAATGCTTGATTATCTTATTCAATAGTTTATATAATATTCCATAACTTAATAGAGAGGTAAAATTATGCCAGATAAAGAATCATATAAAAGCGTAGCCCTTAGAGTAGATTTATATTCTAAGTTAAAAAAGGTTGCTGAAAAAGAGAACAGACCAATAGGTCGTGAGCTCGGCGGTATTATTGAGAAAAGACACGGCGAAGTCTTTCCCAATGGCTAAAGGGCCTACAGACCTTACAAAACTTGCAATAGAAACAAGAGAGCTGATAGACAGTCAGCAAGAAGATTTTTCTATTGGTCAAGTTGCTATCATGAACATAATGATATGTATCAGTCGCTTCATTGAGGAGAGAGGTGAGGCGGCTGGCATAGCATTATTGCAAGTATGCACGGCAGCTATTGCTAATGGTCAGCAAGAAGTTGATGTTACGGGTGTACCTGGTTTTATGCCAGAGAAAGATCAAGAGAATGATGTTGTTTTTGAAATGGAAGATGATTTATTAAGAGAAGACAATGTTGTTTACATGGATTTTAATCAAGACGACGAAAATTAATCTTCCACTAAATAATTTATTTCAGAATTAATACCACGACGACGACCGAAAAACACTAGGCTTTGATTTTCGTCAGTTATGTAATTTGAAAAGATAATCAATATGTTTATTAAGAGCGTGGCGAGTAAGAGCCTTCGCTCAGGTGGTTTTTCGTTTCGCATGATTGATTGTGAGAATCATCAAAGTCAACGAGCACTCCTTGGTGTTTTAAGGACTTACTAGTCGGGTAAGTTATTCCCTTACTCTCGAAAACTTTGGCAAGTTTTTTGATAGTCGAATACTTGACATCGGCTCCATTCTCAGCCCTTGATATAGTCGCAGGCGATACTCCGGAAAGAGCACATAACTCTCTTGTGGATAACCTTAAAATATTTCGTGAAAATTTTAGTTGACTTGCGGTTATCATGTGTAGTATAAACTCCCATAGTTGTTTCACAAACGGAACAATATATAGCGTAAATAAAGTAAAAAGTAAATTAGATAAACAAAATAATTAGCGAGGTAGAGAAATGAAAAATATAGCGAAAGGGGTTGTGAGTGATTGGGATTCAAAAAACATTGATGACATTGCAAGCGATCCAAAACTTTTAAAAGATTTACATGAGCAAAGTAAATATTTTAAAGGAGTATCTGAATTTTTCCGTAACTTAGAGAAGAAAACATGTGACCGTAAATACGGGCAGCGTGTTGAATCTCGGCTTAAAGGAGATAATAAGGATACAGGCACAGTGGTTTTTGACGAAGAAGGTTTTAGTGTCAAAGCTACTGTGAGAAAGGCAGTAACTTGGGAACCGAATACATTGTGGGAAGCACTGGACCAAATATCGAAAGAGTTTGGCACAGAAGTCGCAAAAAATATTTCTGATGTTACTGTTAAAATCCCAGAGAATAAGTATAAGGATGCAGAAACTAAAATCCGTCTTATTCTTGACGATGCACGGACAGTTGAGGCTAAAGGTCCTGATTACTATATCAGTATTGAGGAGAAACCTCATGACTAAGAAAGATATTGAAAATATTCTTTCTGCGTTAGGGGAGGCTTTTATTGCGGGTGGTTGTGCCTTTGTTGGTCAAAATAAAATGCAAAAAACTATTGAGGTTGTGCATGTCTTCGACAAGGACAAATTTACACCTGGTATAAACCTCCCTTCTGTTCGTATCATCATCGAACCAATTAAAGAAGATGATGAAAAAAATTTAATAAACATAAATCAAAATTTAATTAATTAGAGAGGTAAAACTATGAAAATAATTAAAGCATCAGAACGACAAAGAGAAGATAAAGGGGCTAAGGTTGTCATCGCCGGTAAAGCAGGTGTTGGTAAAACTAGTCTTCTTTATACATTGCCAGATGAAGGGACATTATTTATGGACTTTGAGGCTGGCGATTTAGCCCTTGAAAAGAACGGTGGGTGGAAAGGTGACACTATCCGTCCTAAGACTTGGCAAGAGGCTAGGGACTTTGCATGTTATTACGGAGGTCCTAACCCAAGTCTTGCAGATGATCAGCCATATTCTCAGGCACATTTCGATCATCTTGTTAAGCAACATGGCGATCCAGCAGAGGCAATAAGCAAATATTCAACATTGTTTATTGATTCAATTACTGTTGCGGGCCGTCTATGTTTCCGTTGGTGTAAACAACAAGACGAAGTTTATACTGACAAGACCAGAAAGATTAATAACTTTGCAGTTTATGGTCTACATGGTCGTGAAATGATGGATTGGCTGACACATTTACAGCACATCCGTAACAAGAATATTATTTTCGTCGGCATACTTGATGAATATCAAGACGAATTTAATCAGACCGTTTATTCTTTACAGATTGAAGGGTCAAAAACAGGCAGGGAATTACCAGGCATTGTTGATGAAGTTATTACTATGCACATAAATAAAGATGAGCAGGGTAAAACATGGCGTGAATTTATATGTCATACTGACAATGAATATAATTATCCAGCTAAAGATAGAAGTGGTCTTCTTAATGCGATTGAAGAACCTCATCTTGGTAAGTTATTAACAAAGTTAATGCCAACTAAGAGCGGTACTGTAACGCAAAAATTTGATCACACAATTCCAACACAAGAAACTAAAAAGAAAGAGGTAGCATAATGACACTAGATTTTAACACAGCCGAAGAACAGTATGATGGACCATCAACTGATTTTTCACCAATACCAGACGGCACAATTGTTGATGCCATATTAACAATTAAACCAGGCGGAGCAGGTCCTGACGGAGCGTTGACACAATCACAACGATCTGACGCACAATATCTGCAATGCGAATTTACGGTAACAACAGGAGAGTTTGAAAGAAGAAAATTCTGGTCAAACTTAACTGTAGCCGGTGGTAGCCTTGATGATAAAGGACAAAGTAAAGCAGGTAATATTTCTAAAAGAACTATTCGTGCTTTATTAGAGTCTTGTTATGCCATTGAACCGAAGGATATGAGCGAGCCAGCGAAAGCTGCGAGAACATTATCATCTTATATGGACTTAAATAATCTATTAGCAAAAGTTGAAGTAGGTATAGAAACTTATAACGACAAAGATAATAATAGGTTATCAAGGGTTGTAACTCCTGGAATGCCAGAGTATAAACAACCTATAGGTCCAGATGGAACAGTCAAGGCTAGTGCTCCCGCACCATCTACACAGACTGAGACACAACCCTCCCCACAACAAGTAACTAGCGATCAGTCTGGGGGCGAGAAACCAGCTTGGGCTTAGACAGAAGGTCTTTTCTTCATTGACCTATATTGCAGGCTTGTGGAGTGCCTGTCTGTCACAAACTCCACAACTAAGGGTAGTTTATAATGAATCTAAAAAGGAGAAGGGTCTGTGGGTTATGTTCATATAGTAGGGTTGTGCCTTACATTTTATTTGATAATGTTAATTTTAAGTCGAACGAAGTAGTCGGTTTTTATGGATGTTATGCTGCAATGAAGATAATGTCTAAATACAATAAGGAAAAAAGAACAATGTCATATCAAGATTTAGTGCCAGAAAGAAAAGCAGTTGATGACACTATAAAGGATTTAGCTGTAGTACTAGAAGAGATAGGTTGGAGTACTCCACTATCTGCTATTACTAAAGAACAAATACAAAAAATTATTATCACAACTTTGAACTCTTATCGAGATCATCTCCATGAACATATTGGTGTTGAGGATAAAAAAGCAAAAGATTTTCTTAATGTTAATGGGGTAGAGATACCAACAGAGAGAGGCAAAGTAACAGGTTCTGGTAAAAACAAAAAATACCATGAACCTTTTGATGATGATATACCATGGTAAGTGAATTAGATTTTAATCCTCCAGAAAATAAAGGAGATGTGAGTGAGATTATTACTCCTCTCATAGATAAAGCTCTTGTTGAAGCTAACAAGAGAGAACCGGAAAGAAAATATTTAGGTGCATCATCTCTTGGAGAACCTTGCAAAAGAAAATTACAATATAGATATATGAAGACTGAAAAGGATGAGGGAAAAGATTTTGACGGAAAGACTTTGAGAATATTTCAAGTCGGTCATAATTTTGAGGAACTTGCCGTAGCATGGCTTGTGCAGGCAGGATTTAACTTACTTACACATGATAAACAAGGAAGACAATTTGGCTTTGATACAGCCGATGGAGAGATACAAGGACATGTCGATGGCATTATTACAGATGGACCTGTTTCTTGGGAATATCCTTTTCTTTGGGAATGTAAATCAGCTAACGATAGGAAGTTTAAAGAGTTTCAATCAAAAGGCGTAGAGAAAGCAAATGTTGTTTATTACGCTCAGGTTGTTCTGTACCAGGCTTACATGGGCCTAATGGATAACCCTGCTCTTTTTACAGTTGTCAACAAAAATACTCAGGAGATATATTTTGAAAAAGTACCGTTTGATGCTAAAGTGGCTCAGCGAGTATCAGATTCAGCAGTTAGTATTTTAAAAGCCGTTGAGAACAACGAACTGATGCCTAGGGTTGCGGCGAAGAGTGATAGTTTTTTATGTAAATGGTGTGAGTTTAAAAACAAATGTTGGGATAATATAAATGAACGAAGAGAAGAGCATACTGGACTTCAACCCAAGTGGGCGTGATAAGCCAGAGAAATTTGATGTAAAGGGATTCAAAGATAGAGCACGAGGCTCAATAAAAAGTATATTTACACACATGTTTCCTCAAGGAAAAATGAGAGGAAACGAATTTATTATAGGCGATTTAAATGGAGCTCCAGGAGACTCCTGTTCTTTTAACTTAGAAAAGGATGGAGTTGGTAGCGAATTTAATGGTGGTCAATCTTTCAGTGACTTTATTGATGTATGGCAAAAAGTATATGGATGTAACTTTGCTGAAGCTGTTAAAGGTATATCAGAAAAATTTTCTATTCCTGTAGTTAATACAGCACCTAAGCCAACACCAAAACCTCAAACATTAGAATACAAATATTATGATCGTAACAATGATTTGATATGCACTGTTATGCGAATAGAGTCTGGCAATGGAGAGAAAACTTTTAGACCTCGTTTGGTTACGGGTGAATATAAAATGCCTGAAGTTAGACCTCTGTATAATATACCAAATATAAAAGACGCTGATACAGTTGTCTTTGTTGAGGGCGAAAAGTGTGTTGATTACTTATCTAAGAAAAATATAGCAGCAGGTAGTGCTATGGGTGGTGCTAATACTAATTTAGATAAAACAGATTGGAGTGTGCTTACAGGTAAACATTTGATTATATGGCCAGATAATGATGATGCTGGCGTAAAATACGCTCAAAAGCTCTCTAAATACCTTGTAGATGTATGTTCTTCTATCAGAATAATAGATATACCAAGAGAAAAGAAAAAGGGTTGGGATGCTGCTGACGCAATAGAAGAAGGTTATGACATTGATGAATTACTTAGAACGGAAGGTTCTTCGCCTGTTAACCTTTTAAATAACTCATTATCTGTTAAAAATTTAGTGCAAGGAGAGGCACCACAATATGAATATTTATTAGAGTCAACATTACCTAAAGGAGTTGCTGGTATTTTAGCGGCATCAGGGGACACAGGTAAAGGTCTTTTGACTTTAGACTTGGGTATGAAGATAGCATATGGTAATATCGGCATCGACACTGCCTTTGATGCTACAATAGTAAATAATGGCAATGTCGTCATTTTAACCGCAGAGGATGAAAAAGATGAAATACATAGACGAATTGAAAAACTGGACACTGAAGGTCGTAGATTTAGGGAAACAGGGTGTGAATTATATACTGTCCCTTTCCCAGACCACGGTGGAGTTACTCCTATCGTTGCAATCGAAAACGGTCGACCTGTTATCACGGATGAGTGGCGGCAGATTGAACGACAATTATTGCAAATGGATAATTTGGCTCTCGTTGTTGTTGATCCTCTTGCTAGTTTTGTTCTAGCAGATATCAACGCTGACCCTTCACATGGTGCATTCGTAACAGGATACTTTGCAAGTTTAGCCACAAAGACTAAAGCTACATTTCTCATGGTCCATCATATGACCAAGATTGATATGAAGTATCCTGTTCGTACACCAGAACACGCAAGAAATTTAATTAGAGGAACATCGGCACTTGTTGACGGTGTTCGTTTTGCTATTGGTTTATGGCCCGCTCCAGAGAGTGAAGCTAAAACAGTCTGTCATAAAATGGAGGTTCCATTTAAAAGAAATAAAGTTATTTATGGTGCTGTTGTTAAATCTAATGGTCCTGTTAATAGAGAGGTTCGTATCTTTGTTAGAGATGATGAATCTGGTTTATTGGAAGGAACTTCACAAGATATATCTGTTGTAGACGAGCAGGATAAAGTTATAAGACTTAGAAGCCTTGTTCAAATAATTAAGTTAGCAGCACAAAAAGGTAATCCTTACACAGTTACAGGCGAAGATGGTTTTGTAGCTCGTGAGGGCGAAATGCCTCCTGAGTTAAAAGGTGTATCTCAAAGCACATTCAGAAGATATGTATCAGAACTTATTGACGACAGAAAAATTGTCCGTGCAAGACTTAAAGAAAACACAGGTCAAGCAAAATACCTTGATGTACCTGAAGGACCATTTGCTCATGGATATGGGGAATTGAGAGCAGGTAAAGTTACCTAGCTAGTGGGTTATCGTTATTGCCGAGCTTATCAATCCTGTCCTCTGTTCTATCTAATCTCTGTTCTATGTTGTCGACCTTTGTCGATAGTTCAGCAATACTTGTATTAAGTGGGGTTAAATCAACTGCTTTAATTTTCTTTTTCTCAATATTATCGAGACGCAAATTAAACTGTCCCCAGGTGTAAAAACCGCCACCTATTGCGGTAATTACTCCTACTATGGTGATGTACTGTTGTAATTTAGGCAAGATATTTTTCATTGTTTACTCCATATATATTTCTTGACATTACTTTTTACCGATATACAGACCAAACCAAGCAGCCCCAGCACCTACAATTATAGATACAAAAGCTGATTGAGCATTAGTCGGATCGGGTAATGACATAAACCAGTCACATGTTTTATAAAACATTATGCCGTATAATGTTATTAATATT